CCCTATTTAAGTATTTTATCAATATATCAGTTGTTTGTCAACGTTTTTTATCAGAAATAATACGCTTGAAGAAGGCGAACAAGTCTGTGCAATCCCACACTCCGAAACCATCTTTTATCATCATAGCTTTGGTTCCGGTCTGGTTGAATTCGGGAAAGAAATTATCAAGTGCGTAGCGCATTCTTGTCTTCCCTTGTGGAGAAATAGAAGGTGAGTATAGCTGCATGAGTCTGTAGTTTTCTTCAATTAAGTTTCGATTCTCAGCCACATTGTTATAAATTTTAAGCTTGCTTTCTACATCTTCACATCGGTCAATAATGTCTTCGACTAAGAATGCTTTATCTTCGACAAGGAATTCAAACCTCTTTGCTACAGTGGCAAGCCCAACGCCCCTAACTCCTTCAAGATTATCGGAGCGGTCGCCAACCATAGCTCTTGCCAAAGCAAAATTAGTGGGATGGATTTTGAAATCCTCAAGAATGCTGTTTCTGCTAACGAACTTTTTCTGAATCGGTCGGTATACGATTGTCTCTTCGTCACAAAGCTGAAAAAAGTCTTTGTCACTGGAAACGATAATCTTTTGCCACCCCTTGTAGTTTTTGTCCTGAACAACATAAGAAATAATATCATCAGCCTCTACCGCCTCAAGCATTAGTTGGATAATCGGCATGTTATTCAGGTACTCAACAAGTCTTTGCTGTTGCCACATGCTGTTTTGCTGCTCTTCCCTCTCGGACATCGTTCTGACGCCCCTATTGAGCCGTATCGGAGAGCGACCTTGCTTATAGTTTTTATTTTTTGACTTGCGTCGGCGTGAGCCCCCAGCACCGTCCCAACAAACAACAACCTCGTCAGGCTTCATCTCTCTAATCAGCTTTTGTAGGATTTTTAAGAATCCTTTAAGCCCACCAATCGGCTGACCATTCGTAGAAAGTGATGGATCTACAATATACGCCCTGAAATACATATTCAGGGCATCTACAACCAAAAGGCGTCTTACATTCTTTTTAGAAGTCATATCTCCTCCCTTAAAGAATGTAACACGCCTTGGTTAGCCAGTCAAGTGTTTATCGTCTAAATTTCACTCTTACCTTTGGCTTGTTTCTGTAACGATGGTGGATATGGCGACGGTGATGACGCCTTTTTATGATAACTACTCGCGGCAGGCGGATTGGCGAGTGTCGGTGAACATTCACTGTTACACACCTCCTTTCCCAACCATGCTTATAGTAACCATTCGCAATAATCCGACCACGAGAATTAGTTACTGCCGGAACCCATACCCAGTTTGCTTTTACGTTCTCGCAAACTAGTCTAGTCTCATGAGCTTCAGCATCCTGCGGTGTCGAAAACATAACAAAAGCAACAATAATCAGTGAAAATAATCTTAACATGTCTCTTCCTCCTGTCCTAATTAGACGGATTCGGGATCATTTTTATTCACTTCCTGATCAATATCATAAAAATCTTTTGCATCGCCTTCACGCTTGTCAAACTTCTGGATTACTTCGCTGTCCATGATCTCTAAGACGCGAGCCCTGAACTTGTCACTCTCTAGAGCCGTCATCCATCTAGATGGTTGAAACTTGTCCACAGTTCCGTCTTCGTATTGAAGTGAGTACCATGAACCAGAGCTACTTAGATGTTTAGAACCCTTAATCGCATCAAACCACGACTCTTCGTCCTGAACGCCGATCTCGTCTCCCCACAGAATCTTAAAGTTACACTGGCGTCCCTGTGTTCCAAAACGAGACTTTTCAAGCTTAACTTTCACTTCAGAGCCGATTCTAAATCCCTTGTCATCGGTTACAAAACTAGCCTTTGCCTTTCTGCCGGTCAGCCAAATGCGAAGAGAGTATGCATAAATCATAGCCTTTCCGCCCGGTGTCATATAGGGCGTCGTAAGAGCCTCTGACGGAGAGCGTGTAATGTTTGCCTTAAGCTGGTTAAGAACCAAAAATGTAGATTGGCTATTTGCAATCGGGACCGTCAGTTTAGACATGCCCTTCGCTAAGATACGAGCCTTAACAGCCATTGATGACTGTGGGTTAAAATCGCCTTCAATGTCAGAAATAGCTGGTGTGAGTGCCAAAGAGTCCCAAATAAACAGCATGCGGTTCTCACCGCTACCCATCAATTCTTCAATGGTTTCCAGTACAAACTCTACAGAAGTAGCCTGCACATACAATAAGTTTTCAAGGTTACACCCTGCCCTCTCTAGGAAAGTTGGATCAATAGCTGACTCTGAATCAAAATAAACCACATCTATGCCCATCCTTTGAGCATTCGCTGCTGCTTGTGCAGCTAAGTAGCTTTTCCCTGTCGCTTCAAGACCGGCTATCTCTACAACCTTACCAACTGGAATTCCTGCCAGCTTGCCTTTACAAATAATCGAGTCAAGCCAGCGAGAGCCAGTCGGGATCCATTCTTTTACTTCTGTTGGGTTTTCGCTTCTCAAATCGTGCGCCACTTTCATGCCTGCATTACGATTAATAATATCGCGCATTCTACTGATAGATAGCTTACCCGCTTTAGCTGCCTTCGCTGCCTTCGCCATTATAGACTCCAATTTTTATAAATGAAAAAAAAAGAGGCACCTGTTAACCCTGTGCCTCCCCGTGGGTGTCGCTAATTACTCTGCGACGTTATTGACCTCATTCACATCTACAGCGTTAACCGTTTGATGCTCACTTTCCTCGGTAGAGCTACTATTCTCGGAGTTGGTGCTGGTAACAACAACCTCAAGAGTATCCGTGTTCACGGACGCCATATCCCCGTCGTCACTATTCAAAGAAAATGAAAAGTATCCTACGAATGCAATGGCTGCAACTGCTGCGCTGCCAATAAAATAATTATTATTAATGTTCATTTTTTACTCCTTACTCTTCTGTGCTTGTAGTCGAACCCGTATCACTGCCCGTAGTGCCAGTGTCGCCGCTCGTATCCTCGGGAGGGTCGGTGTCACCACTATCCTCTGGAGGTGTCTCTGCTGTCTCTTCCGTGGTTGCGGTGTCTTCCTCGACAGGCACAACTTCGTCGTCAGTGCTACAACCAGTCATGAATGACAGCACTGCCAGAAGGGCAACACCAATGACCGCGCCTGTAGCGTGATCCCTGTTAATCATCTTAAACATGTATTTGTTTTCCTCTTTTAAGTAAAAGGGGCATCTATAACGCCATGCCCCAACCTGCGCGTCGGCTAAAATTTCGGTCGTGTTGCTCACCGCTAAACAACACGCACCCCCCATTCTGATCTATGGGGTCCGCTGTGCAACTTTTACGTCGCTATGGGAGTATTATGCACTCTGCTGAAGAAGGTCATCAAATGCCTTCTGGACCTGATCGGAATTTTCAGTATTATACTTTACCTTCTCAGTGCCATTATCTTCAGAGGCGTCTTCGCCCTCAAGCCACTCATCGAGCATCTTACCCACTTCCTCTGGCGTCTTTCTTTCAAAGAGACCATCAAAATCAGGAATGCCGTCGAGAAGCTCCCGACATCTGCCGGAACCACCTACTGCTTCGTTACAAAGCGGCGAGGAGCGTCGCCGTGGAGTAATGTTCGTCTCTGGATACTTCTTACCTCCAGACTTGCCATACTTGATAACCAAGTCTGTACCTTCATCAACATCTGTGATGTCCCCGTATTCGGGATTCAACACAAGCTCCAAAAGTTGCTGATATGCAAGCTTTCCAAAGCCCCAGATGCGGATACCCTTGCTCTCTTCACCTCGGACAAGAACGGGAGCGAAAAACCGCTGCCGTGCCATAAGATCCTTAGCCATCTTAATACTGTCTTCCGTACCCTCGTTGAAAAGGTTACGAATGAACTCATTAAGAGGGTCGTCTTCTCCAAAGTTCTTCTTTGGGCTCAAAAAGCCCCTATTAGTTCCTAGATTATAGTGAAACCAATAATCCTTGAACGGATCACCATCAGATGGAGTAACAATACGAATTGTCTGTTCTCCTTCTTGCGGCTTCCAGAACATGTTTCCGTTGCCACCCTTGTTGTTGAGTGCTGCGAGCTTGGCACGCATCTTACTAATATCAATACCCATTTTTGTTTTCTCCTAGTTTGGTTAAAGTCAAAGCAGCGAATTCTCCTGCCCTGCTAAATGTTAATGTATCACGAACTTGATTCAGTGTCAAGCAAATAATCAAACTTTTCTACTTCACCCTGTACGGTATTCCAGTTAAAGGTCCTAAAACCTGCGTTATCAATGTCCCAAACAAGCTCTAAACCCTCTTTAAGAGTACGCTTCTTACCGGTGCCCTTAACGTGCTTCGAAAACCACGCCTCTGACATGTCCGCTGTACGAACAAAACGAATCACTCGTTCTGAACCGTCGTTCTTTGTGTATGTTGCTGAATAGCCTGTCATTCTCCCTCCAATTGTACATAAGGTGTGTGATAAAACGAAAAAATATAATTTTGATCGTATTCCGAAGAATAGATTGCATACGAAGAGCGAGAATTTTCCGAACGTAGATCTTTAACTTGCTTTGTTATCGTTTTTAGCAAATTACCGTCTGTTCTTAAATCCTCCCCCCTCATAAGATAAAAGTAACATTTCTCTCGGATGTTGTCAAGCGAAAAGAACATCTTTTCTTCTCCACTTTCGATATCTACGGTTCCAATGGTGCTTATTCTTGATGTCTCTTTTGTGCTGTTTACCTTGCCCATAACAGACTCGGAGTTTGCAAGCACGTTTAACATGTGAAAAGTCCATGTGATCGCCTTATTAAGACTATCATAATAGCCCATAATTGGGACCTGACCCAAAATTGACTCTACAGAGTCGTTCTCTATAATAATCATTCTCTCAAAAACCGCTGAGCGTGTGTACTCCTGTAAGACTCCATAACACACTCTGTGCATTTTTGTTTTTACGTCTTCTAGAGTGTCTAAGTTGGGCTTAATATAGAGAATGGTAATCTTACAGTGCCTTAGTTGCTTCAAGATAGCCAAACATGCGCCGGATATCTTCGAAGCTCCCGACAACACAAAGATAACTTCGCCCTCGACATCACTAAAAAACTCAGCCATATCAGGTGCGCTTTTTTCATAGTCTTCTGGGTGTTCATGCTTTGGAAAATCAAAACATCGGTCACCGCTAATGTCGTTATCTATACTGTAAACTGTATATTGTGGGTATTCGCTCATAGACTTGGCTATTGCACAACCCGCTTTTCCCAAACCGATAAAGTTCATCAAGCCCTCAAGATTGGAGTGACCTCTTTTAATGCTTTGGCATTAATTTCGTCTATCTCTTTTATCTTCTTTTCCAATTTAACTCGGTGTGTGTCATCTTGCAACTGGGAAATCTTATTTTTTATTCTTTTTGTTGTTCTGACTCTGTGCTCTTCTAGTCCTTCCTCGTAGTTCAGCAAGACTTTATTCATCATGTCCTCATGACTCATAATACCTGCCATCTCCATAGTCAATGCGAAACCTTTAATTCCCTTTGCCAGTTTTTGCAGGGTGACCTCTCCAGTCATTCCTCCGTGAGAAAGTAAGTCGGGGTGAATGGGCATCTCACTATCACCCGCCACATATCTTGCCAAATCAATCAAAAATGTTTTTGGGCTTTTTGAGACCACTTGCATTTCAACGCCATTTCTTACCCTGCTCGAAACTAGCTTTCC